CCCACACCATGACTTTAATCAGCATGGGTTTATTCATTATTTGCAGTAACGTTACATTGGTTGGTGCTGCATTAAACTGTGCTAATACTCCACCAGCGTTTTTATCAATAGCTGCAAGCATATTTAAAGCCTTGTCGCGTTTCTTTGTGTCTGCGTCAAATACGCGCACTTTTTGAAACACTTTGCGGTTTTTATAAGCGTCTGGTTTGTTTACTGTCCACGCCAAATTAATATATTCATCGCCTTGATATTCCGCAATGTTAGCTTCAGTAATCATGGCCAAGCAGGTCGTGTTTTCCGGTATTAACGCAATACCACCACCTGATTCAAATTTACCCGTTGTGTCTGTTGCGCTTTTACCTTCGCTTGTTTGCCAAAAACTCATAATTATTCTCCTAAAAATTTTAATAATGGATTGATTCCGTGTTGGATAAAAATATCGTCAGTTAATCCCATGCGGTTTTTGCTAACGCTTGACGCTTCACTTGTGCATTGAATAATCCGCTCACCCGTGCTTTTTGCTTTTGATTTCTTTTGCTCATCTTTCATCACAAAAGTTTCTAGGCGCATAAAACCTACAAAATCTGCATCATCAATGTAATGGCTTTGTGATTTCTTTTCCATTTTTAAGCCGTACTGTTGATAAGCATCACTATCCGGTAAATCAATTGTGTTTAATTCTGCGTGACTTAAAAAAACAATGTTCATATCTTTTTTATCCACTAGAATCTGACACGCTTTGCGTACTCTGCCGTGCATAGATGATAATGCCTGATAACCTGCGCCATAACCACCCATTGCAAGTGCTAATGCTTTCGCGCTGGTGTTGCCTTTGGTTATTTCGTCAGTAAACAGACGATCTAATTTACTAATTGAATCAATCACCAACGTTTTGTACTGGTGATCTTCATTGATAAGAGTTAACAGTTGATTATAAATATCGTCGCTGCTTGTAAGCAATGGGAAGGCGTCAGGCATTGCACTGGAAGGAACAGTAGATAAACCATCTTCTGCTCTGATAAAAATAGGTGCGGGGAATGTGCTGGCTAGACTGGTTTTGCCAATACCTGCGCCACCATAAATAGTGAACAGGCGGTATTTGTTGACGGGTTTGCTAATTGTACTTAAAAGGCTCATTGTGTTGCTCCGCATTGGGATTAAAAAAATTTTTCTTTACTACGGTTACTATCTTACTAAAAATAGTTTATAATGTAAACATATTTTTTTAATTTTTAAAAAACAAAAGGAAAACACACAATGACAGCAGAACAAATCAAAGAAAAACTCCGCTTAATGAACATCAGCAAAGTTTCGGAAGAATCGGGCGTGTCGCGCAATATGCTTCACCGATTCCTGCACGATCAGTTTAAAAAAGAAAAAACACCTTATGAAAAAACCGTTGAACGCTTAGCGCAATATTTGGAAAATTTATGAATGATTTATTAAACGCAATACGCAGCGCGGGTATGAACCCGCCAACGCATATAAATCAGCACGGTATAACACGCTTCGCTACCACAGGCAAAGAAAAGTCTGGGTGGGTATCATTATTTATAGACGGCAAAGGCGCATGTTATGGTGACTGGAAATCGGGCGAACAACACGTTTGGTTTGCTGATGGCTTTAGAAGTAGCGAAAACGATTACGAACGCGAACAAGCCATTGAAAAAGCCAAAGAAGAACGGGATTTTGCTTACAGCAACGCAGCGTTTAACGCTCAGGAGCTGTATGCAAAACTCCCACACGCTTTAGATCACGATTATTTAACGCGCAAAAATGTCAAATCACACGCAGCACTGCGCATTTATGACGGAAAACTCGTTATTCCTGTTTATGGCGTGGGTGGTGAAATCCAGTCGCTTCAATATATTGCTACCGATGGCACAAAACGATTTTACACGGGCGGTAAAATGCAGGGCGGTTACTTCACTATTGGTGAGCCGTCCGACATGGTCATTATTGCCGAAGGATTTGCCACCGCGATGACAATCCACGAAGCCACAGCACAATGTGTTGTGGTTGCGTTTAACGCTGGGAATTTAAAGCCGGTGTGCGACATGGTGCGCAGTCAGTACAAAGGCAGGGTGATTATATGCGCAGATAACGATGCAAGCGGTGTAGGTATTGAAAAAGCCAATAAATGCGGGGTAGAAGTTATCCACTCGCCCATTGTTGGCGAGGATTTTAACGACATGGCAAAACGCGCAGGCATATTAGCGGTTGCGGATCTCATTATTGGCAAAAAGCAAAACCTGTTTGTTTCAGTCCATGATTTAATGGCAAACACGACACGCGCTGATTGGGTAATTAAAAATCTACTTGAGCGCGGTTCAAACACGTTATTGTTTGGCGAATCTGGGGCGTGTAAATCGTTGATTGCGATGGACTGGGCGTTTTGTATTGGCAGAGGGATTCCATGGCACGGTCACAAAACCAAAAAAGGCACGGTGGTGGTTATTGCTGGGGAAGGGCATCGAGGGCTTGCAATGAGGATGCAAGCTCTCAAACAAAAATACAACATGAATCCTGACAATATTTATTTTAGCACAAAAAGCGTTAATTTGCTCGATACAGACGCGGTGATGCGTGTAGCCAGTATATTAGATGGGTTAGGCTTAGACGAGCCTCCATGCGCCATTTTCATCGACACAATGCACAGAAATATGCACGGTGACGAGAATAGCAGCGAGGATATGGCGATATTCTTGGCTAACATGGAATTATTGGCTAAAAAATACAACGCAGCTATTTCACCAGTGCATCACAGCGGTCATGGCGACAAGGGCAGGGCGCGTGGAAGCAGTGCTATTAAAGCAGGCATGGACGCAGAATTTTGCATGACAAAGAAATCAAAGATGGAAGTCACGCTGTCATGTACTAAATCGAAAGATTTTAGCGCAGGCAGTAATATGGATTTTAGAATAAAAGTAGTTGATCTTGAGGGTGATTGCTTTTATGACGATGACGAGCAAAAACAGATTGAGGGCGTTTATTTGGAATATGTTGGTCAAACTGAAGATAAAATAGAGTTATCCAAAACCGAACAACAGACTTTTGACGGCATGAAAAAAGCCATTGAAATGACAAAAATACAAGGTGAAAAATATACATTGCTTGGAAAAAACCATTTTGTACTAACACTTGTACAATGGAAACCATTTGCTTATGAAATGTACACGGATAAAAATGCTGGCAGACACAAAGGCAACTTTGATAATAGTGTTAAATCTTTGTTAAATCAAGAAGTTATAGGCAATGATGGCGATTATTACTGGATTAAATAACTATGTACATTTATGTACATTGTATATAAATGTACAATGTATAAAAGTGATCCAAAAAATGTACATACATATACACACCCCTTTAGGGGTGTATATGGATGTATATGGATTTGTATATTTAGCTGTATGAATAATAAATTTACATTTTTTTACTTTTTAGAATATAATCTTTTTAACCAACCAATTCAGCAAATCATTTTAAGGGCGATTTATCAATAACTGGGTTGGTTGGTGACAGCTTGGAAAGACAAGCACTATCAAGTCATAACAGACTGGCTCTAAGGTGGTCGCGGTCATTGGTACAATGACAACTGACGCTCTATGGTGTAAGTCCTCACCTGTTATGACTTGATAGTTAATGCGTAGGCTGATACGCAGCGGTAATGGCACGTCGGTGTGAATGGGAGACTTGGGAGTGGTTGAAAGTACACCACCGAATAACACTAAGCCGGAGATCAGCACCGGCAACTATCAACAAACTTTTCAAATCCTTGAATAAGGACTTGGGTTGTAACCCGCTTAATCAATCTTGTACCGTAGGAAGTTTGGAATTGATTTGAGCGGGTATTTTTTTACACCACGTTGTTTGCATTAATGGCGTGGTGGTTTTAACCATAAAGAATTAAACCCTAACGCGTGTCCTCTCGCACGAAAAAAAGACGGGAGCAGTTTTACCGCAGCATTTTTGATAATTTTGCAATGCGGGGTTATGGTTTAATTACTTGATGGTTAACTTAACAGAGAATATTAATGGAAATCACACAACGTAAAACAGCGGATTTAATACCATATGTGGTATAATTACTTATGGTCGCAAGCCATTAAAAGTATAGATTAAACAAAAGCCAATTCCTACATCATGAGCCAATCTATATGCTCACTTGCGATGATGTTAGAAGCGGCTTTTTTTTATTAGGTGTAAAAATGAAACATCAATTATTTTTAAAAGAATATTTAAAAAACGAAAGCGCAAGCGAAGCAATATTTAACTCTTATGGCTATGAATCTAAAATAGGAACAGCGTATTATGTTTATGCGCTTGTTGCAGACGATACTGACGAAATAATTTATATTGGCAAAGGAAAAGGCAATAGAGTTTATTCTCATGTAAAAGCATCTAAAAATGGAAGAATAGACAACGCACCAAAACACAAGGCAATACAAGAAATATTAAAGCGAGGCTCAAAAATTCGTGAGTTAATAATTGAAAGCAATTTAACAGAAATAAATGCTTTAAAAATTGAAAAATATTTTATTATTAATTTAAAAGATAAATTAACCAACATTGCTAATGGCTCTCAACATAATTTAGATAAATGTATTGAAAGAGCAAAACATTATGTTTCCAAATTAAAACCTATTGATGTATGGTTAAAAACAATGCCAAATAAATTCTGGGTAGAAATTTGCAAAGAAGATGAACGCATAGCAAAACAAATTTATAACGAAACTTTAGAATTTTGGAATATGATAATTAACGATAAATTAACAAATCCCGTAAAATAGGGGGAAATATGGAAAAAAAGGCAGGAAATAGGGGACTAGGACGACCCAAAGGTATGCCTAACAAAGTTACCAAAGAATTAAAAGAGATGATTCTAGGGGCTTTAGATGACGTTGGAGGGCAAGATTATTTAGCAAGGCAAGCTGACGAAAACCCAACGGCATTTTTAACGTTGGTTGGTAAAGTGTTGCCGATGGCAATTAAAGCAGAATCAACAATAACGGCTGGTTATTCGTTTAATGTGATTCGTGCATCAAAAGATGATGTTAAGATTAATTGATTTACATTTAACCCAACCTCAAGAAGACTTCATCTTCAGTGAAGCAATACACCCTGCAATGGTGGCAGGGTATGGCGCGGGGAAATCACAAGCCGCTGTCATTAGACTGGCTTTGCTTGCATTGAAATACGATGGCTTATCGTTTGGGTTTGTTGAGCCTACTTATGATCTTATCAGATTGATTGCATTTCCGCGCTTTCAAGAAATACTTGATGAGTGGGGCGTGAAATATAATCTCAATAAAGCCGATGCCATTATCAAACTCGAAAACAATTCGCAGATTATTTTTAGATCAGCAGACAACCCAGAGCGTTTAGTTGGTTTTCAATTAGCCGATGCGGTAATCGATGAAGCCGATACGTTGCGTGTTGACCAAGCCAAACTGGTTTGGACTAAAATGCTTGGACGGATTAGAGAACGAAAACCAGACAACTCGCCTAACACGCTTGCAGCAGTATCAACTCCTGAAGGCTTTGCTTTCATGTACGAAATGTGGGGCAAAGAACCACGCGATGGCTACGAGTTAATTAAAGCACCTACTTCAAGCAATCCATATTTGCCCGATGGTTATATCAAGCAACTTGAAGCAACCTATTCAAGCGCACAATTATCCGCGTATCTTGATGGCAATTTTGTAAACCTTAACGCTGGGAGCGTCTACCATGAGTTTGACAGAAATCTTAATTCATCCATTGAAGTTATTAATTCAGACGATGTTTTGCATGTTGGGTTGGATTTTAACGTTTCCAATATGTCTGCTGTTATTCATGTATTGCGCGGTGACAGCGTTCATGTTGTTAATGAGCTCACTGGCGTGTTCGATACGCCAACAATGGCGCGGTTATTAAAAGAACGCTACACAACGCACAGGATTTTAATTTATCCTGACGCAAGCGGTAACGCTCGAAAATCAAACAACGCAAGCGAATCAGATCACAGCATTTTGCGCTCGTACGGGTTGCAAGTGTTGGTTAATTCACGCAATCCATTCATTAAAGATCGCGTGTTATCGGTTAACGCCATGATTCACAATTTAGGCGCAAGACGTTATTTTGTTAATGCGCAGTATTGTCCAATGCTGGTTGAATCACTTGAAAAACAATGCTATGCAAAAACGGGTGAGCCTGACAAAGCTGGTGGATTTGACCACGTTGTTGATGCAACAGGTTATTTTATTGCGTATAGATACCCGCTAGTTAATAATAGACCATCATTTGCAGCAATTACAGGAATATAAAAATGGCAGTCGATACAAAACACAGCGAGTATCACGAATATTATGAGCAGTGGGAACGATGCAAACACGCATCAGAAGGGCAAGACGAAATACACGAGTACGGTATCAAATACCTTCCACGCCTAAGCGGTCAAACTGACGCGGAATATTACGCTTACAAACAACGTGCGTTATATTACAACGCCACAGCAAGAACGATTGACGGCTTAACGGGAATGATATTTCTTAAACCCGAAGTCATTACAGCACCAAGCGCAATGGATAATATTATTGCAGACGTGACAATGGGTGGGTTATCGTTGCATCAATTTGCTGAAGTCATTAGCGAAGAAGTTATCACCATTGGACGTTGTGCCGTGCTTGTCGATTTTCCACCCATTGTTAATGCGGTAACACTTGCACAAGCACAGGCACAAGGCGCAAGACCTTACGCGACAATGTATGACGCAGAATCAATCATTAACTGGAAAACTGGACGTATTAACAACGTTGAACAGTTAACACTTGTTGTGCTTGAAGAAGAAAACGAGATAGCAGTCGATGAGTTTGAATCTAAATGCGAACCACAATGGCGCGTTCTTGATTTAGGCGATGGTGGTATTTATCGTCAACGTGTTTTCAGAAAAGACAAGCGCGGTGAATTTATTTTAGTTGATGAAATTTACCCGCAAATAAACGGCAAAGCATTAAACAAAATACCGTTTAAATTTTTTGGCGTGCGTGACAATACGCCATGTGTGGATAAACCGCCATTGCTTGACCTTGTTGACGTGAATTTATCGCATTACAGAACCACAGCCGATTATGAACATGGCTTGCACTTTACTGGACTACCAACACCCGTTGTGACAGGATATTATTCAGACGATAAAAGCGCGTCACTTCGTATCGGTAGCGGAACGGCATGGTTATTGCCGGATCCACAATCAAAAGCATTTTATCTTGAATTTACAGGTCAAGGCTTAGGTGAATTGCGCGAAGCATTGCGTTCAAAAGAAGCAATGATGGCAACACTTGGTGCGCGAATTTTAGCACCCGAAAAACGCGCAGCGGAATCAGCGCAAACGGCTAATATTCACCGCTCAAGTGAAAACAGTGTACTTGCTTCAATTTCACAATCAATCAGTATCGGATTAACGCACGTCATGGAGTATTTGCGTGATTGGTCGGGCGTGACTGGTGATGTTAAAATTGAGTTAAACCGTGATTTTATCCCTAATTCAATGACAGCTCAGGACATCGATGTTTTAGTAAAAAGTTGGCAGGCTGGCGCAATATCTGCAAACGTTTTATTTGAAAACCTTGTCGCAGGTGACATTATTTCACAAGATACAAGTTTTGATGACGAGCAAGAACGCATTGCAACACGACCTGCAACTGGTGGACTTCTATAATGGAAGAATCAGCTAACACGCAATTACGCGATAAAACGATTGCTCACTCGATTTATTTGCAACGATATTACTCGTCAACAAGTAAAAAAGTGATGGATTTGTTGCGTGTTGTTGAAAAAGATTTGGTTAAACAATTAAAAACGCTCGACCTTGATAACCAAATGACAATCTCGCAGATTGACGCGCGGTTAGAATCAGTGCGGGCGATTTTAAATGAAGGTTATGATTTAGCCGGTAAAGAGTTAATCAGTAACATGAAAGACGCAGCAGAGTATGAGCAAGAATGGCAAATTAAAGCCATTGATGATTCAACGCCTGTTGTGCTTGATATGGTAGCAGTTGCACCAGTGACGTTATTTGCTGCGATTGAATCAAAACCATTGCAGGGAAAACTGATTAAAGAATGGATTGATAAATTAGATCAAGATAGTTACACGCGCATACAGGACGCTGTGCGTATCGGTTTAGTTGAAGGGCAATCTTATAGCGACGTGGTTAAGCGTATCACCGGCACGAAAGCACTGCAATATACCGATGGCATTAACTCACTTAACGCACGTCAAACACAGGCGTTGGTATCAACTGCAATGGCACACGCTACCAATACCGCGCGTGATGAGTTTTATCAAAACAATAATGATTTGTTTAGCGGATTGCAATGGGTAAGCACACTCGATGGTCGGACTACTTCAATATGCCAAGCGCGTGACGGGAAAATATATCCACTTGATAGTGGCGTTAGACCTCCTGCGCATTTTAGATGCAGATCGGCAATGGTCAGCGTTTTAAAATCATGGCAAGCGTTAGGGATTAAAAATCCTGATGGGCGCACACGCGCATCGATGGACGGGCAAGTTGCGCAAACTGAAACTTATCAAACGTGGCTAAAGAAAAAACCAGAGGCGTTTCAAGATGAAGTGCTAGGAAAAGAAAAAGCGCAATTATTTCGTGATGGAACGCCATTAGATAGGTTTGTTGATGCAAGCGGTCATACTTACACACTTGATGAATTAAAAAATAAAGAAAATTGAATTTTTATTGTTTATGCTGTATAAATGCGACAAACACTCGCCATGTGTTTACTCTCGTGTCGTTGGTGTTACACCTTTCATCAGCGGCACACCCTAATTTGTAAGGAAATATTTATGTCATTTTTTGATAATATTGTTCATAAGGTTTCAGACGGTGCTAAAAAAGCAGTCGATGAAGCAACAAATGCAGTTGATGATATTTCACACGGTGACATTATCGGTGCGGCAGAACACGTTGAAAATATCCGTGAAATCCCACAAGATACAGCGATTGAAATTATTAAAGACGCAATTTAGATTTTATTAACGATGGCAGAGCCGTCAACCACAACCCAGAGGGTTATATGTCAGAAGAATTAAGTATTGCAGAGCAAATTAAAGCCGCAGTTGATGAAGCAACAAGCGGACTTGCAAAGAAAAACGGTGAACTTTTAGCAGAGCTGAAAGAGGCACGAAAAGGAAAGCAAATAGATCCAGCGGAATTGGATAAACTACAAAATAAAATTGATGAGTTAGAAAACAATCTAACGGCATCACAAAAAACAATCAAAGATCAGCAAAAAGCATTTGAGCAAACTAAAGCCGCATTAGATTCAGAAAGTGGGTTTACATCTAAATTACTTTTAGATAATGGTTTGACAGACGCATTAGTTAAGGCTGGTGTTGCTACACCATTTTTACCTGCGGTCAAAGCTATGTTATCATCACAGGCGAAAATCGCTATTGATGGCGACACACGCAAGGCAGTTATAGGCGACAAAGATTTAAGCACGTTCGTAACTGAATGGGCGACCAGTGATGACGGCAAACATTATATTGCAGCACCACAAAATAATGGTGGTGGCGCAAGTGGTGGAAGTGGTAGCACTGGACAACAAGTTGTAAGCCGTTCAACGTTTGACAATATGTCACACCCAGAGCGGGCAAGTTTTGCAAAAAGTGGCGGCAAAGTTACAGATTAGTTTTTATCCTGTCTCGATTGCCGTCTAATATTTATTTTATTTTAGAAGGCAATCAAGATGGCAAACGTTCTAAGCAATTTAGCAGCAGACATTTACAAAGCGGCAGATGTAGTCGGTCGTGAATTAGTTGGTTTTATCCCTTCATCTACCATCAATGGTGATGCAACAATCCGCGCTGCAAAAGGCGACACAATCCGTGCGGCATTCACTCGCACACCAAGCGTTAACACTTCGTTTGCGCCTTCAATGACAATTCCTGAAGGTACAGATCAAACCGTTGACAACAAAACAATGACGCTTGATTCTTATGCTTCGGTTCAAATCCCTTGGACTGGTGAAGATATTAAGCACGTCAACAATGGTGCTGGATATGAAACCATTTATGGTGATCAAATTGCCCAAGCAATCCGCGCATTGTGCAACAAAATCGAGCAAGATTTATTCTCAGCTGCTTACAAAGGCGCATCACGCGCTGTTGGTTCAGCAGGCACTACACCATTTGCGTCTAACTTCGACACTATTGCGCAAGTGCGTCAAATCTTAGTTGATAACGGCTGTCCTACTGATAATCAAATTTCATTGATTATGAACACAGCGGCTGGCGTTAAATTGCGCAACCTTGCGGCACTTCAACAAGTTAACACTTCAGGCAATGAAGCGTTACTCCGACAAGGTACTTTGCTTGATTTGCAAGGCATCATGATTAAAGAATCGGCTGGTATTACTACGCACACAAAAGGCGGTGGTACTTCTTACGTTACTTCTGGCTCAACTGCTGTTGGTGTTACTGACATTGCTCTTGTAACAGGTAGCGGCACAGTATTAGCGGGTGACGTTGTAACATTTGCAGCGGATACCGTTAACAAATATGTTGTTGGCACTGGCGTTGCAGCTGCTGGTACTATTTCATTAAATGCACCAGGCGCACAAAAAGTCATTGCTACAGCTAACGCTTTAACAGTTGGCGACTCTTACACACCAAGCGTTGCGTTTCATAAATCAGCAGTCGAGTTAGGCATGCGCCCACCTGCAATGCCAAACGGTGGTGATTCTGCTGTTGACGTGATGACAGTACAAGACCCAACAAGCGGTTTAGTATTTGAAATTGCAGTTTATAAAGGTTACATGAAAACTATGCTTGAAGTACGTTGTTTGTATGGCGTAAAAGTATGGAAACCAAACCACGTTGCTACGTTGCTAGGTTAATTTTTTTAGGGGGTTCGCGTTCGTTCCTGTTCGCGTTCCCCCGCCTTTATTTATGTTAAGGATTAGGTTATGGCGTTATTTTTAGAAGATGTTAGGCAGGGTGACGATTATGCCGTTGAGTTAATTGTTAAAGACGCTGCCGGCAATGCTCAAAATATAACAGGATATAAATTCTGGTTAACGTTTATGTCATCGCTTGATTTAACATACGAACAAGCTGAATTAAAATACATTAAAGAAGCTGGCGATGATGAAAATGACGATGTAGCAAATGGAATATGTTATATTTATATACCAGCATCAACTACTCAAAATATTCCAATTGGTTCATATTATTATGCTTTGCAACAAAAAGCTGGCGTTACGGGTGGAGTTGCAACAGTATTACCACCAATTGAATCATACAAAGATAAAATTAAAGTATTAGCTGGCATTAAGAGACCTGCAACATGAGCGTAACAATTACATTAGAAAATAATATAATTGAAGTTAATCCAATAACACGAAATATTGTTCAAGCGTTACCGGCTGGATTAAAAAGTAATAATGGAGATTATTTTAATACTGCAAATTTGTTTTCAGAATTAAATAATTCAACAAAAAAAACACAGGCTCGACAAAATTTAGAGCTACAATATATTGACTGCGGAGAATTTAACTAATGCCAAGAATACAGATAAAACGTGGATTAAAAGCTAACTTACCAACAAGTTCAATGCTTGCTGGTGAGCAACACTTTTCAACAGATAGAGGAACGCTTCATATTGCAACAGCGGCAACAACATCAATGCCAGTTGTTCCACCTATTGACGATCTTACTACATTAGCAAGTGTTGACGGAGCATCAGATTTATTATTGATTCATGACGCAAGCGCAACAGGCGTAAAAGAAAAAAAGATTACTTTTGACGCATTTAAAACCGCGTTAAATATTCCAACTGGTTCAGGCGATGAAAAAGTTGCTGTCGTTTCTGGCGGTACTGCCGGTTATATTTTTGGAACAGATGGAACAGATGGTGTAATAAGATTAAATACATCATTATCATGGACAAAAGATGCAGGTAACGCATTTGTTACTATTGCAGTCAATACGGTTGATTGTGGTACGTTCTAATGCCTAAAGTATTAAATAAACGAGGCACACGAACAGAAATAGATTCAGCAGCAACAGCTAATGGATTAAATGCTGGTGAAGTTTATTTAATTACTGATGAAGATAGAATTGCAATTGGAACATCAACAAACACCTATGAATCTTATGCAAAAGAAAGTGAAGCAGGTGGTGGAATTGGTGGAACAACAATTTTAATGGATATTTCTATTGTTGACGGTGAATTGATTGCTGATTATTTAGCTCAATTATCCCCAGCAATTGTTAATGGCGAATTTATAGTGACTATTTTATGACACAGGTTAATTTAGGCAGAATTGTTATTATTCCAAAAGGAAATTGGACTGCTGGAACATATAAAGCATTGGATTTGGTTAGATATAACGGCTCAAGTTATATTGCAAAATCTACTACTACAGAAACGCCAACAAATACAACATATTGGGATTTAGTAAACCAAGATGGTGCAACAGGAGCAACTGGAGCTACTGGTTCAACAGGAGCAACAGGCGCACAAGGAGCTACTGGAGCGCAAGGCGAACAAGGAATTCAAGGAATAAAAGGAGACAAAGGAGATACTGGTTCACCCGGTGCTGGCGTTACTCCACAAACTATTGGGTTTACAGCTTCTGGTGGTACAACATCAAAAACTTTAACTGTTACAGAAGATGTTAACACAGTAGATTTAGTTCGAAAAGCCGGTGATGATTCTGCCTTAACTCGTCAAATGTTTCAGGATACTGGATGGAAATATTTTAGTAGCGGCACAACAGCATCATTAAATTATACTAACGGCTCACAGCAACGCTGGACACCAACAGCCGCAAGCAGCCCAACGCTTTCAATCACAAACTGGCCGCCATCAGGTAACTTAGGCGAGCTTTTAATTGAAGGAGTTAATCTAGGTGCGGCAGGTACGATTACATGGCCTACCATTAACTGGATTACGTCTACTGGTGCAACAACAACGATATTTGCTTCTAACGGTGTAACTTTGCAAACATCAGGTACAGACTGGTGCTTACTTTGGACTCGCGATGCGGGCACAACCATCTATGGGAAGTTTGTGCGATGACTATGTTATCTAGGTTTGCAACTACTGGCGGCGGCGATGACCCTTATTGGAATAACGTGTCATATTTGCTTGTAGGGAACGGCGCGAATGGTACGACTACTAATATCAAGGATTCATCTAGTAAGAATTTAACTACTACTATTACAGGTAATACT